ACACCAAGATTGATGCACCAGATCCAGAATTTCATGTAGCTTCTCCAGGTCTGTTGTTCTTCGGGAGATTCCGGTCGTCCAACACGAATACCCGCTGTGTAGATGGTGTAATTCGTAGCGAGATCACGCACCTGTGTCGAACAGGTTTCCATCAAGCTAGGATCTTTATGATGACACTCCACACAAACGCGGAACTGTCCTTCACGGGTCATATCGAGGAGATCGAGTTCTGATTCAACTGCAAGTTCTTCCAGGCCTTCCATCTTACCGACGAAAACGCCTACACACGAAGATACTGCTTGGTGCTCAAACCCAGGATAAACCTGGATACATTTCGCAGAGAGCAGCATCTCCGTATAGAGGCGCTTCATCGCATCGGGTTGGTAGAATCTTTCCATGCAGGTGTTCCTTAACTCTTGGGCAGGGTAGTTCTTTACCCACTGGGACATAGCCAGATGCAGTGGAATGTGTCTCATTCCATTACCTAGAGGCCACCTCCAGTTTTTCCCTGTCGACATGTACGCAGGTCGTGTCGTCTCTTCAACATATCGCAGGAAGATCTCGTCGCTAGAAACCTCGGCCACTCCTGTAGCTTGGGCAACCTTACGGGCGAAATAATCACGACGATCTTGGATGACTTCACCTCCTACGGCTTGGTTCTTCTTGACAGTATCTACGCAGATCGTAGACATCTCGTCGAACGTCAGATCTCTCTTAACCTCCCGCCATACTGTGCCTTCCAACGTAAGTTGGTCGAACAGCATGCAGGTACGGAATGCTTCAGGATCATTCTCGAGATGTGCCACCACCTTCGCAGAGTCCAACGACTTGCAACGGGTACCGTAGACGTCCACCTCTTTCATGAATTCGGGTCGGACCTTCTGGCGGAACCTGAGTTTCACTCTGCTATAGATGGCTTCAGGGTTGGTCAAAGAGTCGAAGCTGAACGTGTCCCTGTTTGAGGTCCAGATGATAACCTGGGCTTCGAAAACTGCACTCGCCTTACCAGAGAGATCCGCCATCAGAGGGCGATACGGAACTCCGTTAGTATGGCGAATGGTCTCCAAAACTTCAGGGTTAGGGTTCGTGATTGTATCCTTGGCAGCACCAAAGTCGTCACACACCAAGATCTTCGTACCATTTCTGTAACCGTCATAGTACGCGTTCAGGGGGTTTCGATAGTAGACCAGGTTATGCAGGTCCT